AAATACTAATGGCTGGCAATCGTACTCTTAAATTATCTATCCTTGCTGACACAGCAGATCTAGTCAAAGGCTTAAAGACAGCCGAAAATGAAACCCAATCTAGTAGCGGTCGTATTGGTAATGCCTTTGCAGCGGTTGGTAAAGCAGCTGCCGTAGCTGGTGCTGCCGTTGCAGCTTATGGCGTTAAATTAGCGGTAGACGGCGTTAAGGCTGCTATTGAGGACGAACAAGCCCAAGTTAAATTAGCGGGATCTTTACAGCGTGTTACTAAAGCTACTGATGATCAGATCGCAGCAGTTGAAAAACAAATAACCGTTACTGCACTTGCGACAGGCGTTGCAGATGATGAACTACGCCCTGCGTTAGATCGCTTAACTAGATCTACTAAGAACATTGAGCAATCTCAAAAACTATTAAACTTAGCCCTAGACATTAGCCGAGGTAGCGGCAAGAGTTTGGAATCTGTTACTAATGCTTTATCTAAATCCTTTGAGGGTCAGAATACAGCTTTAGGTAAATTAGGTGTCGGTATCTCAGCTGCACAATTAAAGACTATGAGCTTTGATGACATAACTAAGCAACTAGCTAATACTTTTGAGGGTGCTGCTGCTGAATCTGCTGAAACCTTTGCAGGCAAAACAGCCAGGTTACAGGTTGCCTTTGATGAGGCTAAAGAATCAATAGGCGCAGCTTTATTGCCAATCTTGACTCGTTTGTTTGATTTTATTAACGAGTTTTTAGTGCCAATCTTTGACCGCTTTAGTGGCGATACATCTGCTCTTGGTAATAACATTAAGAACTTCTTGACACCTATTCTAAATACTTTGCGGTCTGCCTATGAAAAGATCAGCACAGCAGTTAGAGAAAACGCTGACGAATATCGTCCACTAATTGACCTGCTTAAATCTTTGGCTAACTTTGTTAAGGGTACAGTTGCACCGATATTAGTTGATGTATTAGGTGCAGCCTTTAGGGGCATAGTCAATACAGTTATCTTTTTAATTGACAAGATAGGCGATCTAATCCAGTTATTTGCTAGATTAGGTAATGCTATTAAGAACTCACCACTAGGTAAACTAGGCGCTGGTATTGCAGACATCTTTACAGGTGGACGCAAAAGCGGATTAAGCCTAAATGAATTAGAGAGTGGATCTGCTCGCGGTGGCTTAATATCTCAATCGTTTACCGATCAGTTAGCAGAATCTTTAGCAGCTCCCGTTGCAGGTGTCTTATCACCAATTACAGAGGAGTTTAAGCGTAATGTAATTGGTCTAGTACCTGGCAATCCTAACGGCGTAAACAATGCTTGGATCGAATCTCTTAAAGACTCAGTAGGCTTTTTAATGGGTCAAGAAGGTGGGTTTGGTTTATTTAATGCCCAAGGTCAATTAACAGGCGGTAGCAATCCTGGCGGTATTCGCAACATACCTGGATCTGTAACTATCAACGTAAATGCGCCTAGCGTAATTGACGAAGAAGGTTTTGCTAGAGCAGTTGGAACTGCTTTAAGTAATGCAACAGCTAGAGCAGGTACAATACAAACCACGCCAAACTTTGCAGTCTAATGCCAGCGTACACACCTAATCCAGCCGTACTAATTGACGGAGTAACTTACACAGGCGACACGCTTAATGGTGTAAGCATTACTACTGGGCGCACAAGTGTTGATGAACAGCCACGCGCAGGATATTGCACAATTACTTTAATTACGTTTAATAATGATATTCCCGTAGTTGAGATAGATCACTCAGTACAGGTAGAAATAGATGATACAACTGGCACGCCTGTAATTATCTTTGCAGGCTTTGTTTCAGATGTAGAGCGCAGTATTCAGTCTTATGGATCAGTTGGTTTTGCTACCACTACACGAATTACAGGTGTTGGCTCACTAGCTAGATTAAATAGACGTTTGGTTGGGGCTACTGGCTTTGCCAAAGAGTTTGATGGTACTCGTATTCTAAACATAATTAGCCAAGCAACAGCCGAGCGTTGGCAAGATACTCCAGCAGGAGTTACTTGGGCTGGGGTAGATCCAACTCTTACTTGGGCTACTTACAATCCTTATTTAGGCAACATAGATACGCCTGGCGATTATGAGATCGTTGCTTATTCTAGCGGCGCTACTAATGCTTTTAACTTTGCTGGGTTAGTAGCTAATAGTGCAAGGGGCATACTTTACGAAGGTCGTGACGGTACGCTTAATTATGACGACGCAAGCCACCGAGTCAATGAAGTTAGTACCAATGGATTTACTACTATTCCAACTAACGTAATACTAGCCAGTAACTTATCTACTATTGAGCGTATGTCTGACCTTGCCAATGACATAACAGTTATTTACAAAAACGGACAAAGTGAGTCAGATACTAATGCTGGTTCAATAAGCGAGTATGGGCAATTAGCCGTATCTATTACTACTTTGCTAGAACAAGAGTCAGCTGCTTTAGCCGTACTCGATCTTTATTTAACTACTCGCGGTTATCCTCGCCGATCCCTTAGCAGTATCACAATACCTTTACAACTTGACTCTATGACCAATATCTTGCGTGATGATTTAATTAAGGTTTACAACGGTATGCCGTTGGAGATTAACCCACCTGTCACAATCTACGAAAATAACTTTGCTGGGTTTGTCGAAGGCATAACCTGGACAATTAACCAATATGAAGTATTTTTAACGCTTTATCTGACAGAATACGCACTAAGCGTACTAACACAAAATTGGAATCAAGTTTCACCTTTAGAGGCTTGGAATACGGTTTCAGGTACACTAGACTGGGCAGAAGCCCAAGTCGTAGCATAAGGAGCAATAATGGCAACAACACCTAACTACAGCTGGGTAATGCCTGATCCTACCGACTTGGTTACGGATCTACCAGCTGACTTTGAGATCTTTGGTGACGCAGTAGACGCTACCGTTTACACAATAGATCAAGAAGTAGATACAACTCGTACTACATCAGTCCTTAACGCACAAACAGCCTCATACACTTTAGTTTTAGCAGACGCAGGCAAGACTATTACTATGAGTGTTGCAAGTGCTAATAACTTAACGGTACCTCTTAATTCGTCGGTTGCTTTTGCAACTGGCACAATGATTAACGTAATACAAATTGGCGCTGGTCAAACTACATTAGTAGCAACTAGCGGAGTAACAATTAACAGCAAAGAAGGCAAATTAAAACTTACAGGACAGTATTCAGGTGTATCTCTTTACAAACGTGATACTAATACTTGGGTTGCAGTTGGAGATTTAAGTGCATAGATTTGTTGGTCTTAATTCTTTTGGTCCACCAACAATAGATGTCGAATATCTAGTTGTTGCAGGTGGCGGCGGTGGTAATACAAGTGGCGGTGGTGCAGGTGGTTTTAGAACTGGCACTTTAACTGCATTATTACAAAGTACAAATTATTCGGTTCGTGTAGGTGGCGGAGGCCCCATAACTGGATCAGTTCCAGATGACCATAAAGGAACGCAGTCAGTTTTTGCAACTATTACTTCAACAGGTGGCGGTGGTGGCAGCGCTAGCATTGGAGGTGCAGGCGGTTCAGGTGGCGGTGGTGGTAATGACTCACCTCGTACAGGTGGTACTGGTAATCAAGGAGGTTTTACTCCTTCAGAAGGCAACAATGGTGGTAATGGTGTAAGCACTGGTACAGGTGGCGGCGGTGGTGCAGGGGCAGTTGGTTCTGTAGGAACAGCAAATACTGGTGGTAATGGTGGTAATGGTACTGCTTCCTCAATAACAGGAACATCTGTAACTTATGCAGGTGGCGGTGGTGGAGCTGGTAATACGGTTGCAGGTGGCACAGGGGGTGCTGGCGGCGGCGGAAATGGTGGATTTAATGTCACAAATGGGACTGCTGGAGCAGTAAATACTGGCGGTGGAGGTGGCGCTGGTTGGAACGTTGCAGCTTTTCCAGGTGGATCAGGAATAGTTGTCCTTAAGTATTCTAGTGGCTTAACAGCAACTTTTAGTGGTGGCGTAACTCAAACAACGTCAACCTCGGGTTCTTTTAAGATCTCAACAATTACAGCAGCAGGCGTATCAGATACAGTTAGTTGGGCATAATGGCACATTACGCATATTTAGATCAAAACAACATTGTCGTTGCTGTAACAGTAGGCAAAGATGAAACAGAGCTAATAGATGGTTTAGATACCGAAACCTATTACGCATTAAATACGCCTTACACAGTAAAGCGTACTAGCTACAATGGCAATTATCGCAAGAACTATGCTGGCATTGGGTACAGTTATGACGAAGTGCGTGACGCGTTCATTTCGCCTGAGCCATTAAATCATCTTGGTTTAGACGAGGAAACTTGCCAATGGATTTTGCCAGCTGAGGACAAATAATGTATCCAGTACAGGGCTACACAATTAGCAACCACTTTGGGGTTAAAAATGATCGCTACAAAGCTGGCTATCACACAGGCGTAGATATTAAGGCGCCTGCTGGAACGCCTGTCGTATCGGTTAGACCTTGCAAAGTAGTTGAGGTAAGCAATTACCCTAGCTGGGGCGAGTCTTATGGAACAGCGGTTATCGTAGAGTTTAGGAACGGACTAAGAGCTATTTATGCTCACTTATCTAAGACAACAGTTATTAAAGGCCAAGATCTAGCTGAGGGCGCTATGTTGGGCAAAGTAGGCACGACTGGCAACAGCACCGGCAATCACCTGCACTTCGAGCTACGCGAATCGCCGTTTAGATATGACGATCACTTAGACCCAACTGATTTAATACTGCTGACAAACGAGGACAAAGAAGTAGCCAAGAAAGCAACTGCAAAGAAGGTAGCCAATGCCAAAAGCCCAGGAAAGCCCAAGCCTGCAAATACAAAGGCTCCTCGCACAAATAGCAGCCCTGGCGTGTGATGTACCTGCGGTTGCTACTAACTACGTTTTAGTCGTTGAGTACTTTACAGAAACAGGCGATTACTTTGTAGATATGTTGAGTAGTGATGAGCAACCAATATGGCGCACTCAAGGCTTAGTTAATTACGCAATAGAAAACCTATCAGACGAAAGTGATGAAAACGATGAAGATGACGAGTAAAGAAGGCAAGCAATTAGGTTTAGCACTAGGAGCGTTTCTAGCTGCTTGGACTGCTGCCAATTATGAATTAACCGCTCAGGCAATACTTGGATCACTTGCAGCTGCAATAACTGGCCTGATAGCACCCCAAAAGAAGCCATAATGTTTATTGACGCTAACGTAGCTTTGTCGTTTCTTACGCTACTATTATCCTTAATGGCAATACTTACTAGCATAGTTAGAAAATTGGCAAAGATAGAAGCCCAGGTATTACCCAATAGCGGATCAAGTATTAGCGACAAAGTTAATAGCATAGACAAGCGTTTAGCAGTCCTAGAGGCTCAACTTAATAAATGAAGCGCATACTGATCGTATCCGATCTGCAAATCCCCTATCACGATAAGAGGGCAGTTGCTAATCTGATCGACTTCGTAAAGCGTTACAAACCTGACCAGGTAGTAACTATTGGTGATGAAATAGATATGCCTACTTTGTCGCGTTGGACGGCAAATCAAGCAGGTTCTTTTGCTGGAACTTTGGCTAAAGATCGTGACGAAACCGTAAGAATACTTGAAGCGCTTAAAGTTACAGACGTTATTAGATCAAACCATACTGATCGTTTATTTAAGACAATTGCATTACAAGCGCCTGGATTTTTAGGTTTGCCTGAATTAGAGCTGCCAAACTTTTTGCGCTTACCCGAGTTAGGCATTAAATATCATAAAAAGCCGTTTGAGTTAGCACCTAATTGGGTGGCGCTTCACGGTGACGAAGGCAGTACAAACTCTACACCTGGTTTAACAGCCCTAGGATTGGCTAAGAGGCACGGAAAGAGTGTGGTATGTGGTCACACCCATAGGCTAGGGGTAACGCACGTTACAGAGGCTTCTGGAGGTGTTCTAGGGCGTATCCTGACAGGCTTTGAGGTTGGCAACCTTATGAACTTTAGCAGCGCTCATTACCTAAAGGCTGGATCAGGTAACTGGCAGCAAGGCTTTGGCATACTCTACGTTGATAACAAATTGGTAACGCCGTCAATGATCCCTGTACATAAAAACGGATCGTTCGTAGTCGAGGGCAAAGTCTACGGAAACTAAAAACCCCTAAACGAGAGAGGTGTTTAGGGGTATCGCTTAGTTTGAGACGGCTGCGACAC